TATTGTTTATACTAATCCATTGAGCCGGATGATGATGGCAGAAGAAAGCCTCGGGGCAGAGCGTACAGTTCAAGCATTGTTGCCATTGGCGCAGATTGACCCGTCTGTATTGCGCCGCATTGACTGGAACGAGTACGGTGACATGATCCGCAAGGCCAACGGCGCACCTGCTAAAATCTTCCGTTCCGATGAAGAAATGGCAGCGATTATGCAACAAGAAGCCCAAGCGCAACAAGCACAGCAGCTTATCCAAGCCGCCCCGCAGATCGCAGGGGCGATTAAAGACGTAGCACAGGCGCAGTCCTATGAGTAAAAAAGACATACTGAAAGAAACCCAGAAAGCCTTTAGGCTGACGTTTGGTAACGAAACAGCCAAGGATGTTTTGGCAGAGTTAAGAGTTTTCTGCAATGCGACAACAACCACGTATAACGGCGATACAAACCAGATGCTTATAGATGAAGGCCGCAGACAGGTATTCCTGTATATTATGTCCATGCTAAAGGTGGACGTTGAACAGGTTTATGAAATGGACATTAATTATCCGGATGATGAGTTTTAAACATGAAAAACACGTCTGACCTAATAAATAGATACTATGACAACGCAGAGTTTAAGGGCGGGAAATCCTCCTTTAACGAGGTTGAAACAGTTAAGAATGTTCCTATTATTGAGGGTTCGGCTACTTACAATCTTATTCCTGCAAATTTCAGAGAGTTTACCGCAAACAACGGAACTACTGGCGCAGAGAATAGAATGTTCAAGTGCTCCACTGGAACAGATAGCGGCGGTTATGGGGCTATACAATCATTCAGGGCTATTTCACACAGAGTAGGCCAAGGGGCTAAAGTTAGATTTAGCGGGTATTTCTCATCAAGTGCCGCGAATAGCTGGCAGGGTGTTGGCCTGATATCTATTGGTGAGGAAATGAGTTTCGGTTATAACGGGGCATCTTTTGGCGTATGGCACAGATACGGTGGGCTATCAGAGGTAAGAACAATAACCATTACAACTGGCGCAGGTGGTGCAGAGACGCTCACTCTAACGCTTAATGACGTTGAGTATTCCATACCACTGACATCAGGAACTGCCGCGCATAACGCCTATCAGATAGCGGCATGGTTAAATAATTCATCCAACCAGTCGGTATGGGGAGCAGACCAAATTAATGACACTGTGATCATTAACGCGCTTTCCGATGGGGCAAAGAGTGGTACATATTCTTATAGCTCGTCTGGTACGGGCGCGGGGTCTATCGCGCAGAATACCGCAGGAGTTACAAAGACGAGTGACTTTGTCGCGCAGACGGATTGGAATATTGATAAGATGCCTAGTCTGGACCCGACTAAGGGCAATCTTTACAAAATACAATATCTGAATATGGGCTTTGGCAGCATTATATATTACGTGTTTGACCCCAAGACGCATAAATATAATAAGGTTCACGCAATAACCCTTGTTAACATATCTACAACACTAGGTATTCCAAACCCGTCTTTAAGGGTAGGGATGTATTGCGTTTCGTTGGGGAGCACAACAAACCTTGGTGTATATGTTAACTCTTTCGGTGCTTTTGCCGAGGGAGACGGAAATAAGACAAGAAACGCTCGAGCCGCTTCAGCAACGCAGACAATCACAACAACGACAGAAACGGCTATTCTGACGGTAAGAAATAGACGGACATACAATGGTATCAACAATCAAATTGATATTGAGCCGTTAAATGTTTCCGTTTCGAACGAAACGTCCAGAAATGCAATTGTCAGGGTTAGGACGACAAGCAATGTCGGAATAGAGCAGAACTTTACCAACGCAGGAACAAACCTTGTGTCCGATGTAGATACCACCGCGGTGAATTTTACGGGCGGTAATTTGATTGCATCCAAAGGTCTTGGCCCAACACAGACGATAGACATAAATCTTAGAGAACTGGAACTGACACAGCCGCCGTCTTTAAATCTCGTCATTACTGTTGAGCGCACGGCAACGGGTGGATCGAATCAGAACTTTACAGGCACATACACGTGGTATGAGGATTTATAAAAATTGCATGCAATTCCGCATGTAAACAACCAAAGGAGAACTTATTTATGACTGAACAGGCCCCGCAGGTAGAAGGACAAGCGCAAGCCCCGGAAGCCACAGGACAAGCACCCGAGCAAAACAACGTACAAAAAGCATGGTATGATGGCGCTCCGGAAGAAGTCGTTGGATATATTCAAAACAAAAAATGGGATAACCCGCTTAAAGCTGTTGAGGGTTACCGTAATCTTGAAAAGTTTCAAGGTGTACCGCCTGAGCAGATTATCAAGCTGCCGAAGGATATGACAGAGCAAGGCGCAATGGACGAGATTTATAATCGTCTGGGCCGCCCTGAAAGTGCTGACAAGTATGAGATTAAGCTACCCGAAGGTGTTCCGGTAGATCAGGGCCGCATCCAAGCAATGGCACAAGTGGCACATGCAAGTGGATTGAACCCAAAGCAGCTTAACGCGCTGGCAGAGGCTGACGCTCAATACCAGTCCGCAGTTATGCAGGAAATCTCAAAACAGCAACAGGTTGAGCTTGATGGCCTAAAGAAAGAATGGGGCAATGCCTTCGGTGAACGTGAAGAACTAGCCAGACGCTTTGTTAGTAAGAACCTACCAGAGGGAATTGATAAGCAAGCCATGCTGACAGCAATCGAAAACGCCATCGGTACGGCAAACATGCTCAAGATGTTTGCTAACGCAGGGTACGGCCTGAAAGAACACAGCATTCCGGATGCAAGCGGCGACCGTCCTTATGGCTATACCAAAGAGCAAGCCATTAGCGATAAAAAACAAATGATGGATGAAATTAAAGGTGACAATACACGATTAGGTAATTATAATAAAGGCATTGGGGCCGACATTGAAAAGATGAAACGCCTTAATGCAATTATCGCGGGACAAGCGTAAGCCCCTGCAAAAAAGGTCCACGCTGACATAAATAGCGTAGGAAGCGCCCCCTCTGGGACAAGCAAATCCGAATACATATCCATAACCGTAACAATAGGAGTATGTCAATGACTGACATTCAAGCCTTGCGTGCGCAGGAGTATTCGACAAACCTCGAACTGCTGTCGCAGCAAATGACTGCCAAACTTGCGCCCTACGCTATGAAGCAAGCCGCAAGTGGTAACAAAGCCTTCCGTATGATGTCCCAGATTGATAAGACATCTGCGGTACTACGCTCTACTTCCGCAAAACCTGCCCAGAACATCGACATGGTACACGATGGTCGCTGGGTATATCCGCAAATGTACGACTGGGGTAAGGTTGTTGATGATATCGACCTGCTGCAAACAAACATCTCGCCGCAAGGTGCTTATGTTCGTTCTGCGGTTGCAGCCCTTAACCGTACAGACGATGATCTGTTTCTGACTGCTTTCTTTGGTCAGGCTCAAACAGGTGAAACTGGCAGCACAGGCACAGCCTTTGATAGCAACAACGTAGTAGCTGTCACAGAGGGTGTAGGTTCTGCAACTGGTCTGAACGTGGATAAAATGCGTGCAGCACAAAAAATCCTGCTGGATAACGATGTTGACCTCGATATGGAGCAAATCTATATCGCGGTATCTCCGCAACAGCACGATGACTTGCTTGCCTTGACGCAGGTTGTCTCTACGGATTTCAATGATCGTCCCGTACTGGTAGATGGTAAGGTTCGCCAATTCCTTGGCATGAACATTATCGTTTCTACCCGTCTTCCAACGGACAGCAACTCTTATCGCCGTAACCCTGTGTGGGTTCCGTCCGGTATGGGTTGTGGTGCTTGGAAAGAAATTTCGGGCACAATCCGTACTCGTCCTGACTTGCAGGGTGAACCTGACTACGTAGAGGCTTCCATGATGAAGGGTTACACCCGACTGGAAGAAGCGAAATGCGTAGAAATTAAATCCAGCGAAGCATAAGGAGTGACATAATATGACTACTTATAAAGGCACTCACATCACAGACTTTGACAGCAACCCGTTTGACAGTGTGAATGCACGTTTGCACGGTGGCGTTGTTAAAGCTTGCGTTGATACTTTTGAGCTTGCGGATACCGCCAACGCTGACGATGCAATCGTGTTTCGTCTGCCGATTGATGCGGTTATTCACAGCTTGAAGTTTGCTTGCGATGATCTCGGCACGGCAGGTACGGTTGACATTGGTCTTCACAAAAAGAACAGTGACGGCACGTACTCCGCTGTTGACGCAGACGCATTCGCAAACAACATCGACGTGAACGCAGCCGCTGTTGGCCTCACAGAGTACCGTTTTTCTGCCAAGGGTATTGAAACGGCAAATCAAGCTCTGTGGGAACTTGGCGCACTGTCTGCCCGTCCTGATTATGCTGATCTTTACATCAGCCTGACCACGGACACAGGCACGACCGCCGCAGGTACAGTAACCATGCAGGTTCTGTATAGCGAATAAAGACAGAGGGGGTGGGGTAACACCTGCCCCCTTTTTCTTAAACAGGGGGAACTATGGCAAGTAAAACAGAAATCGCAAACCGCGCATTATCTAAACTGGGTCAGCCCCGCGTAAGCAATATTGACACCACAGACACAAAAGCAGCCCGTACAATCCGCAATATGTGGGACAATGTGCGGGATTCTCTTTTACAGTCCTTCCCATGGAATTTTTCCGTAAGGCGCGCACAATTAGCTGCTGATGGTTCTGCTCCTGCTTGGGGCTGGGCAAAGCAATATACTCTGCCGTCTGACTTTCTTTCGCTGATAGAGATTAAGAACAACCCGCGCTATGAAGTGGCTGACGGGTTTATTATGACTGACGAGGGCGCACCGCTTTATATTAAGTACGTTCGCCGTGTGGTTAATACTGGCCTTTATGATGCGATGTTCGCAGAGGCTTTCGCCGCGCAATTGGCTGTTGAAGCGTGTGAGGAAATCACCCAAAGCAACACCAAAAAACAAATCCTGATAGCGGAGCGAGACGGGATTATTAAAATGGCTTACCAGAATGACAGTATTCAAAATCCAGTCGCAGAGCCGTTGGTTGATGAATGGCTGACAGCGCGTGAAGCCAGCTTTATTGATGAAGCAATAGATTACAACGCAGGTTAAAAAATGGTACGTGCCGCACCTATTAAAACTAGTTTTAACGCGGGGGAGTGGTCGCCATTACTCACGGGCCATATTAATCTAGAGCGCTTCCCTGATAGCTGCCAATTGATGAGAAACCTCATTCCCTTGAAACAGGGGGCGGCTGTCAGACGTGGCGGCACGATGTTTGTCAAAGAGGTCAAGATATCCGCTAAAGATACAATCCTGATCCCGTTTGAATATAACGTAACGGACGCATATCAGATTGAAGCTGGTGAGGCGTATTTCCGATTTTATAGAAACAACGGAATTATTACAGAAACAGCCCAGAACATTGCGGATATTACACAGGCAAACCCTGCTGTTGTGACGTATTCCGGCGCGGATAACTATACCAACGGAAAAGAAGTCTTCGTCTCTGGCGTTGTTGGTATGACCGAGGTTAACGGAAAGTTTTATAAAATCGCCAACTTGGACACGGGCGCAAATACCTTTGAATTGCAAGATATTGACGGAAACAATATCAACAGCACGGGATTTACCGCGTATTCTAGCGGCGGCACTGTGGCGCAGGTCTATGAGGTTGTTTCACCATTTGATGATACAGACCTATACGACAGCAAGGGCCGCCCTAATTTCCAATATGCACAGAGCGCGGATGTTCTTTATTTGGCGCATGGTGACTATCAGACCAGAAGTTTGACACGCACAGCAAACGCAAGCTGGACGGTCAATACCATGACATTCAAGGATGGCCCATATCTGGATGAGAACAGCACCGCAACAACGCTGACACTAAGCGGAACATCAGGAAGTGTGACGGTTACAGCCAGTGCAATTACGGGCATTAACAATAATACAGGGTTTCAGACTACGGATGTAGGCCGCCTTATCCGCTGGAAAGACCCTGCGAATAACTGGACATGGCTTAGAATTACAGCGCATACCAGCACAACCGTTGTCACAGCTACCATTCTAGGTGAGGCTGCATCGGCAGGAACTGCTACAGACGATTGGCGGCTCGGGGTATATAGCGACACAACCGGATGGCCTAGAGTAATTACATTCTTTCAAAACCGCGTTTTGCTGGCTGGTTCTGATAGCTACCCAGATAGATATGACCTCACCCGTACAGGTGGGTATTCAGATACGGATTTTCTGTTTGCGCCTTCTGACCGTGATGGAACGGTTACAGATGACGCTGCTATCTCAGGTACGCTGCAATCCGGTCAGGTAAATAATATTCAATGGGCTGGCTCAGATAGTCGCGGCTTGGTTATTGGTACGACATCAAAAGAATGGATTGTTAGATCGTCAACACAAGGCGAGGTTTTGACACCTGATAACTCAAAAGCTGACCCTGTTTCCAGTACGGGTTCTTCCTATGTAAAGCCTGTGGAAGCTGAAAGCGGGATTGTCTTTATCCAGCGTGCGGAACGTAAGATGTTTGATGTTGTCTATTCTTTTGAGCGTGACCAACTAAAGCCACGTGATTTGACCATTACATCGGAACACATCACCCGAGAAGGCATTAAACAAATGGCTTTCCAGAAAGAACAGGTTAACGTGATCTGGTCTCTCAAGGGTGATGGGACAATTATGGGTATGACGTATTACCCTGATGAGGGGGTATTTGCTCCTGCGCGTCATGTTATAGGCGGGGCGGATGCGGCGGTAAAATGTCTGTCTGTTATTCCTGCGGCAGACGCAAGCCGTGATGAATTGTGGATGATCGTGGAAAGAACGATTGACGGAACAACCCGTAAATACGTTGAGTATATGACGCGGTATTATGAAGATGATGTATCAATTGAAGATATAGTCTGTATGGATAGCACTTTGACATATGACGGCTCAAGCACGTCCACCATAACGGGATTAGAACACCTCGAAGGGGAGACCGTTAAGGTACTTCTGGATGGTAAATCACACCCCGATTTAACGGTTTCTAACGGCTCTGTGACGCTTAACAACGGCAGAGATGGTGAGGTTATACAGATTGGCCTTGGTAATACATGGGCGTTTAAATCCCAACGCCTAGAGGCTGGCGCAAAAGACGGAACATCACAAGGTAAAAAGAAGCGCATTACTGGTATTGTTGTTCGTCTCTTAAACACTCTTGGCCTTTATTACGGCATAGGTGAAAGCGCGACAGAGTATGATGAATACGATTTTAACCAAGGCGCATCTTATGACGAAACGCCGGAATTGTTCACAGGCGATACACCATCGCTGCCATTCCCTGATGGATATGACACAGATGGCTTTATCTACCTGTGGCATGATGGTGTATTTCCTGTTACGCTGTTAGCTATAATGCCTGACGTTGTAACATATGACAGAGGATAAATGCAGGTCGTTCCCCTTCTTGAAAGCCATTTGGAAGAATTACAGCCGCAAGAAGCTCAGGCTTTTATAGGTAACTTTCTGGCAAATGAAGATTACAGAGCGCAATTGTGCTTTATGCCACATAGTTACGCAGGGGTTTTAGATGGTCGCGTTATCGGAATTGCAGGGGTAGCTATGATCTACCCACATATCGGCACAGCTTGGGCTATTCTTTCTAACGATAGCCAGAAAAATATGTTAAGATTAACGCGTGCAATCAAGGGTTTTCTTGATAGCTTTGATTGCAAGAGAATTGAAACTCATGTAAAGCATGACTTTACAGAAGGTCACAGATGGGCGGAAATGCTTGGGTTTAAAAATGAAACGCCTGACGGAATGAATAACTACGGTATTGATGGCGAAACATATGATTTATATGCGAGGTGTAAATAGATGGCATTTTTAGCACCACTGGCACTTGGGACAGCGGCAACAGCCGCCACAGCCACAACCGCTGCAACAGCCGCAACGGCTGGGCTTTTCGGTGCTGGCGGGGCTTTTAGCCTTGGCACGACATTAGGCACTCTAGGTTCTTTTGCTGGTGCTTTGGGTAGCTTTCAGCAAGGACAAGCAGCCGAAGCGTCTGCAAAATATAACGCCTCTGTTGCACGTGAAAACGCCAAACAAGCGGAAATCCAAACACAGCAGGAACTGGAAAACCAAGACCGTGAACGCCGCATGAGAATTGGCGCGAATATCGCAGGTGCTGGTGCTTCTGGTTTAACGGTAGGCAGTTTTGGTGATATTCTGCAACAGAACGCCGCGCTTGAAGAACTGGATGTTATGAACATTAAACAACAGGGCGCACTTCGTAGGGCTGGATTTGTAAACGAAGCTAATCTAAGAAGCGCGGAGGCTTCCTCTGCTTCCAGAGCGGGAATGATTGGCGCAGCTTCAAAACTTCTTTCCGGTTCTGCTAAATTCTTTTAAGGGGATACAATGCCGCAGATCACACGATATACCCCGCAAGTCCAGCTTACGCAATACTTACAAGGCCGCGCTAGTCCTGTTTCCTTTGGTGCGCTGGAAGGTCAGGCACTTCAAGGATTGGGAGAGGCCGCGCAAGGGTTATCGCAAAGACTGGAAGAAATCCAAGTACGCAAAGATGAATTGCAGTACAACAACGTCCTGACTGATTTCCGTATTGAGTCCATGAAACGTGCTGAGGATATCAACCGCACGTCTGGTGGAAATCTTCTTGAAGCGCAAAACGCAGACTTAAAAACACGCGCAGATGCATTGCAAATCCCTGAAAGCATGAAAGAGCGTTTTCAGCAGGATTTAAACCAGATGCGCGTTACGATGGCTGGCGCGGCTATTCAGGAGCAAACCCGCAGAGCAGGGGCAGCAGCACGGCAGAACTTTGAAGACATCGTTACAAAGAATGAAAACCTTGTAGCTTTAGACCCTGCCATGCAACAGACCGCAATGGACACACTGGCGGCATCCGTTAATGCTTTGCCGCTTGATCCAACAACAAAGCAATCCGTCCTTAATCAATCACGTGACCGTATCCGTTCAAAGGCTGCGGAGGTTCTCGCCCGTACGCGCCCTGATGAATTTAAGCAGTCAGCAGAAGCTGGGCAGTGGAATGACGTTAAGGATATCGACAGCTATTTACGTCTTGCTGATGCGACAAAAAAGACACAGGAAGCAGAGCAAAAGAGGCTTATTGACCAAGGCGCACAAGTTACCGAGAGTGAATTGAGTCTTTCTCTGGAATTAGCGGAAACACCGCAAGACATTGTTGCCCTGCAAAACCAGATCATAAACTCTCAAACACTTGACCCTGTAAAAAAGAACAAGATGCTTGAGCGCACAGTTACCAAGCAGCGCAAGTTTGATATTGAGCAAGAGCAAATTGAAAAAGGTTACGCATTCTCAAGTGGTCAGGCCGTGCTTAACCCTGCCGATACGGAAGATAAGAAAGCCTTTGACGCTTACTATGATAAAGTTATAGAGCCAGCATTGGCAAACCAACCGCCAGAAAAACGCGGTGCATTTCTTGCTGACCTGATTGATAATTCAAAGGTTATCCCTACACGATTGCAGGGTAATATTAGCGTAGCAGCAAGAAGTCAAAACCCGCAAGAAATTTCCCTTGCCGCTGATTTTATTGACCGTGTACGGTTTAACAACCCGCATATGTTAGGTGATTTCAATAGTAGAGATATTGCACGCATTGACTTGGTAAGGCAATATCAGGAAAGCGGTTATTCTGACCGTGAGGCCGTTGATCGTGCCGATAAAGATTTAGTACCAGTTAGCGAAACACTTCGTAAGGAACGTGACGGGCAATTGAAAGAAGCCAAGATTAATTACCGTGAAAATGCTGTCGGTGTGTTTAATCGCTGGTACACCCCAAATATTGATAACTCAGAAGTATCAGCAGCTTCCATTAATTCAATGGAACGTGATTATCGCCGCGCCTATGACAGCCAATATCAAGTGACAGGTAATGCAGACCAAGCAGCGAAACATGCCGAAACAGTCGTGCGTGGCCTTTACGATGTCACAAAAGTTAACGGTATGAAGCAGGTGATGATGCACGCGCCGGATAAATACTACGGTATTCAGGGCGATAGCACAGACTGGATTAGAGAACAATACCTAGAGCAGATTAATGAAGTCGCAAAAGATTCCATGTTCCCGCCTGAAATGGATATTGAAAAAGATTTCTTTCTTGCAGCTGATCCGTTTATTACTCCCAGAACAGCAAAGCAGGGTGAACCTGTTTATAAGATTATGTACCGCACGCCGGAAGGAACAATGCTTGATATTCTCGGCAATGGTAAATATTGGAAGCCAGACCGAAACAAACGCCAGCAACAGTTAATTGAAAAGGCAAAAAACGGCGGCTTTTTTGGCGGGGATGAATAATGCCAGTCGTAGAAATTAAAGACGATGCCGAGCTTGGTCAGCGAAGCCAATATGAAATGCAGGTTCAATCAGACCCTACATTTAAAGAGATTGTATCGGCGCACTTTGCAACTGATAACCTTTTAAATAACGGAATTGATTTCCTTGCACGCAAGGCTGTCCCGTTCCAGACAGAAGAAGGTTATGACGTATGGAATGATATTGGCGGCTATGAGGGTTTTGCAGATAGTTTTATTGGCGCTGAAAGTCGAGAGGAATCAGACTTTATTAAGCAAAAAATAGATTCTGAAAACGAAGCGCGAAACGTCATGGCTTCTGGCGGCTTGCTTGAAAATTTAGCGGCTGGTGTGGCAAGCGGTATTGTTGACCCAATCAACTTTATTCCCGTTGGCGGCACAGCTTATAAAACATATAAGAATGGTGGAAACATACTAGAAGGTGCGGCACGTACTGCGTTTGCAGGTTTTGCTGCATCCAGTGCAGAAGAAGCTATTTTGCAGGGTCTGCAAGAGACGAGAACAGCAGAGGAAAGCGCATTTAATATCGCGGGGGCGACTTTTCTTTCTGGTGTTATTGGTTCTGCTGGTTCTATGTTTACCAGAAAGCAATTGAATGATTTAGCGTTGCGCGTTGAAGACGAATTA